GGCAATTAAAATTAAAACTAAAACATAAATTACTTTGGTATCATCGTTTTCCAACCATTTTTGCATAAAATGAAACATATCCACATTACCACTTCCATCCGTTTATAGTGTCAGACAATAGCATACTAACAATCTTGTTGTTTTTAATTTGTTGGGGTGATTTAGTTCCTGCACTTGGGTCTGCCGGGTCTCCCGGAATAGATAAACCTAACATGGTTAAGGGGTCAATTGCATTTGCATGATCGGCTGTCCATCTTCCTCTATACATTTCAAAATGTAAGTGTAAACCTGTGCTATCTCCTGTACTTCCCATAACTCCTAATTTTTGTCCTTGCGTAACGGTATCACCGAGCGCAACGGTTCTACTTCCTGCCGCCATATGAGCATAAACCGTTTCATATTCTTGACCATTGATATTATGCAAAATATAAACGACTTCTCCATAACTATCGGAAACATCCGATCGTGTGACGGTTCCGGCTGCACTCGCTACAATGTCATAAACATTTCCATCTGCAAAGTCTACCCCATAGTGATCGGGACGATCTGGTGGAAGAAATCCACTGGTGACATTAGTAGTTCCAGTAGGATAAATAAAATAATATTCATCCGGGTTGGTGACCACTCCACTTCCTGACCAATCCAACGTGGTAAAACAAGTGTTAGCGAATTCTTTCCGTTTCGGTAAACTCAAATTACCATAATAAGAGCTTGGACGTTCATAACTCCATATAAAGACTTCTGTTAAGTAATCTACATCGGCAGTGCTTTGAGTAAATTCGTTAAAACTCATATATCCATAGGCACTTTTACTAATCCATTGGATTTTATTTTGCTGTTCGTAATCAATGCGGGCTAATTGATTATCCCCATCTTTCCAATCCATTCCCCTAGCATTACACCAATCCCATAACTTGGTAGCGGGTGTCCATTGAACTAACCCATACCCCCTACTTGGTGAGTGGTTATACCCTTGTTCATATAAATTTGGATTTAGCGTGCTTTCACCTGACATATTCCCACATAAAGCGGATATGGCATTGGGTGTCCAACTAGCAGCGAAATGGTTCGCTACTAATTGGGCATTGTTTAATTTTTGACTATTATTTAAATACGTATTTCCGTCTGGTGGTGCTATCCAACCCATTAGATCACCACATTGTTAGCAGCTTGGAAGTTTGTGATATTGCTAGTGAAAGAACCTTTCCAAATGTTGCCGATGGCTACCACATTGGTAGCATCTGAGAAATACGCATCATCAGTAGAACCAGTTGTACCAAGAGCTAAATTCCCATTACAGATAATGTTATTAGCAGAAACGGTGCGAATAGCTCTAGATGCTGCAAATGTAAATCCGGTGAAGACATTAGAATTAATTACCGTATTCTTCCCGGTAGTATCCACTAACACCCCATAAATCCCACCACTATCAAAGGTATTCCCCACAATGGTCGCCACATCTTTGATGTATTCCAGTTTTAATTGATTCGCTCCATTTTTAAAGCTGTTTCCATTTACTGCAACCTTCCCTGCATTGTAAATCGAAACCAGATCACCAATCGTATTATTAGAAATCAATTTATCAAAGGTATTTCCATTCAAACTCACATTGTCGATATTGGTAATCCTGGCGCAACGGTTGGTGTCATAAACGGTATTATTGGAGATCGTCACACTTTCTGCATTGGCAATGAATAATCCTTCTCCACTTGCTTTATGAATGCTGTTGTTAGAAACCACTGCATTTTTGACTAAACCTTGTGCACCATCTATAGTAATACCATTTAACGCACCATGCACTTTATTATTAGAAATGACATAATCTAATGCTTTATCAATGGTTAAACTAAAAGCTCGTACATAAATACCGTTTTGGGAAACGTCTACTACTTCATTCCCTTCAATGGTGATATGCTGCCCACGTGCGATAATCCCACCAAGGGAACCGTTAATCTTATTGTTTTTAAAAGACCAATAGAAAACAGGTTCGTGGCAGTCAAGAGAGTTATCGGAATCACCATAACAGAAATTACTTTCAATCGTTGTAAATCCTCCTGCGGTTCCACCACCTGTTACACTATGACGATTGTTTCTAAAAATATTGTCTTTCACTAGTACAGATCGGCAAGCAGAACTTACACTCACCCCATAACCAGACGTATAGCCAGATGGGGAAGTACAGCCGGATATATGGTTGTGATTGATCTTGATATCATAGCTTCTCTCCATTTGAATTCCGGTATCTTCTGCGTTTTTAATGCTAGAATTTTCAAAGACAATGTTTTCGGCGTATTCGATTCTAATCCCGGTATGAGCTTTTCCTACTCCACCCATCACAATATTCACATTATGGAATCGAACATTTTTAACAGTGGTTACTTTGTACACTCGAGTAGTAGAGGTTGTATAATCAAAGAAGGTGGAACCATCTAAAGTTAAGGTATTACCAGAAACGGATTTTACTTTTAATACATCGGCCTTATTAATGGTTGAATTACTAGAACTATCATATTTATCCGTTGATTCAATATAAACCAAATCACCCGGAACAAACAACGTTCCATCCCCTACGACTACGGTTCTAGCAAACTGTGAAAGGTTAACCGATAATGGAGTGCCTACCCCTTTATCTCCTAAGATCGAGAATAAACGAGAAATACCATAAGTGGTTCCTTGTGGTAAAGCAGAACCATCTAAGATGGAACCATACGAACCATATAATTCTAGGTTGCTAGGAATCTTGATTTCACCTTGGAATTTAAAGGTTCCACTATACATCAGGGGTACACCCTTTGAACTTGCTTCTGTGATTGCATTTTTAAAGGCAGTATCAGAAAAGGTTGCTCCGGTGGGGTCTGCTCCAAAATCATTCACATCTAAAGCAATTTTCTTTACCGCATTGGAAACAGCGGTGATTTTCCCATCATGCTCCACATCAACTGCTTGCAAGGCTGCAACCAGATCATTGACATCGGTAATGGCATTGAGCAGCATTTGATCTAATTCACCGGATAAAATGAGTGCATCAATTTTATCATTGATGGTATCGGTTATCCCACCGTCTACTATCCATTGCATAACCGTATTCCATTGCTCTACTACATCATTGGTAATCTCCCCTATTTGGTTAAGGTAGACAATAACTTTGTTTACCTTTTGCAAAAGGGATGGACTTTCATCAAAAGCAGTAGGTAAATAGCGTTCGTATTTCTGAATAAACATTGGTGCAAGGGTATTTACCCCGGTTATCAATGGTTTTGTCATGTTTTCACCTCATTTTTAATTTGTATTATCGTGAAGCAGGAAAGAACACTACGGAAACGTTTCTATTTGAACCTAAATTATTTTGAATAGATAAAATTCCTGCCGATGCCATGAAAACATTTAAGGTATTAGCATTATTTTGTGTAGTTGATGCTAATGTCCCGGTTACAGTAGATACAATTGAACCACCAACACTATAACCCTCTAAATAAGCGTTTCCGTTAAAATCAGCAATAACAATAAATTTACCTCTACCATTGGCATTATTACTACCACGTAAGTCATAGGTAGAAGTCGCTCCTGCATTAATATTTTGGGCAAAACCACCAGAAATACCACCTACATTATCTACACCAAATACAGGAGTTTTTACATCTCCACCATCACGCCTTACAATTTGAAATTCAATTCCTGTAGCGGTTTCTTCAAGAGAAAAGTTTTTAACTTGAACGCCATTTGGATATTGAACAGCATCAGATGAATAATAAACAGTTTTATACACTCCACCACTATTAGTTTTAGAGAATAAGATTTCAGCATTTAGACGGTTGTTTCCTGTGACAGTGAATAGGTCAGCAAATTGAGATCGGTCTGTAGGTGTTCCAATTCCAATCATTCTAGAACCTGATATATCCACCATTGAAACACCAGTTGAGTCTAAAACAATATGTTTTAATGTTTGACCTGTTGTACCTTTTAAACCTAAATTAGCAATAGTGAGTAAACCACTCGCACCACCTGTCATGGTAATCCCTACTGCTGTATTATCTGTTGTAATAGGTATAATATCCAAGTTTGTTATTTTAGCAGTAAATGATAAATCCCTTTGAACATATAAACCATATTTTGTATTATCAAACGCTAAATCTTTTCCAGTTAAACAAAAGGCATAGTTGTCAAAATCCTCCCCCAAACCATCTGAATAGTTAATCGGAACAACTTCAATAGCTTTGTTTGTGAAAATGCTTAGTATATCGGTCATTTGAAATATATCTGCACTACCAAATCGAAATGCAATTAAATCCCTTTTCATTAAATCGGTAAAATAAGTAGAAAAGTTTTCAGTTGTTGCTACACCATCTTTTAAAGGAAAAACGAGATTTGGATTAAAGTGTACTTTACTAATACGTGAGATGTCTCTTGAACGTCTAATCCTAAAACCCATTTTGGTTACAAGCCCGCTAACCCCTTCAATGTATCCACGTTCAAATGCACCCACACTTATAAAATGACTTGCTCCCATTGATGTTAAATCTTTAAGGTGTAATCCAAAACCACTCGCATAAATTGTCCACGGGAATATAGGAACATCACCAGTTGTTAAATTAGTGTTTACTGTTTTATAGTAAAAACCAAATCTTTCTATACCTGAGTTATCAGTCAAGGTAATTGCCTGTGTTCCTGTTGATGGTGTTCCCGTTATACCATCCATAATAAAATAAGATTTACTAAACATCCCACTTCCGTTTGTTCCACCAGAAAAGTAACCCGCAGATGGGCTGCCATTACCAAGTAGTAACACCCCTTTTGGGATATTTAAACGTCCGTTTAACACATAACCAGTTGGAGTATAAGGAACCAATACAGTGCGAATGCCATTTGTATACGCATAATCTAAAGCTGCTTGAATAGCTGTTGCATCATTTGTAACCCCATCACCTTTAGCCCCAAATAGTTTGTCTTTTACATTAACCGCAATATCTTTTATTTGAGTATTCACATCATTTTTAAAAATGGTTACATCATCATTAATAGTGGTGAACATCCCATTCAGCAATTCCTCAAACGTCCCATTTGCAATCAATTCATCAATTTTAGCGTTTGTGGTTTCTTGCAACCCATCATCCAAAACCCATTTCATTACCACATTCCAGTTGGTTACCACATCATTATTAATCTTCCCAATACGATTCAAATACTGAATAATTGCATTGATCTTATCAGGTATTCCCATACCTTCAATATTAGGGATGAAACGTTCATACTTTTCGATGATGATGGGAAAGATATCTTTGATGCTTTTCATTTCTGGCATTGTCATGTTATCACCCCTTTAGTATAAAAGCATGAATAATTCTTGCATTTCATTAAAGATTTTGTTTTCAATTCGCAGCAAGGTAGAACGATATTCATTCAGCATACTAGAATACGATTGATTGCCAATCTTCCCTATTTTGCTTTCAATGAAATCCTCTATCTCGTTTTGCTTCCCGGTTGAATTACTATTCACACTAGAGGTGTCTGTAGAATCACCTTTCATCGTGCTATTATTCGTTTTGCTATTGGTATCAGTGTTTTCTTGAATTTGAGAAGCGTATTCAATCACCCCTTTACCATCTTGGGTGGTAATGGCTAAACGAGCATCCGGTGTATCACTTTGCAAGTGTCTGCCAAATTCATCCTGTTTGCTTGTACCACTTGCACTTTGATTATTGGTGCTTTTGCTGCTACCAGAAGTGGTAGAATCACTAGTCATGTTTCGATCTGCTTTTTTGTTTTGGGTAGTGTCTACCTTAAAATTGGTTAAGGGGTCAAACTCCATTAATTCACTTTGAAACATTTTATTGAAGTAAGGCATATTAATGGAAAGCCAATTTTCTAACTTAAATTTGAATAATCCTTCTGTCTCAAACCCTATTTCACGTGTGTAGAAATTGCGGATAAAATGAGTTTCAAAGATTTCCTTATACGCTGCATCAAAGATCGGATAGTCAAAATCAAACAGCTTTCCTCTACCTTGTTCGATCTTATCACGAGTATTAGAAGTTTGAAGACCTACCCACATGTCTAAACAATCAGATAATGTCATCGTGTAACTAGCCATTCTTTTCACCACCTGATGACGCGCGTTGAGTATTTCGTAAAAGTTCATCTGCTACATCATGGCGAACCTTCACCGAAACATTTAACCCATACAGATCATTGATTTTTTCACATGCTTCCTGTCTGGCTTTTAAGAAGACGTTGGCACTTGCTTGGATTTGTTCATCATTGGAATCTACCTCACTGGTGACCATGCGTTCTTTCTTTTCTAAGTTTGCATTTTTGATGCCTAAGTACGTGCAAACTTCATTCCACACTTGATTTTTATGTGTTTGCAGCTTGTCTACTACATATGGAGCGTCCGTTTTAAATACTTTGATCGTGTCCGGGTTAACGGATTCATGCGTGATAATCATCGGTTCATTACCTTCATATTTATTGTAAAACTGCTTCATACTATAAAGGTTGTTATCATTCGCTGTAATTAAAACAGGTGTCTTTTGTGCGTTTAAGTTCACTCTCTGCACTTCTTTCACTTCTGCTAGGTCTTGGGCAAATAACCGTAAACTAGGAAGGGTAGAGAGCTGCAAGTCATTATTCCAAATCGCTACACCCATTGACTCGTCTTTGATATCTTTGTAGTTATAAAGAGGAAAACTTTTGTTATACTTGGGTGCATTCGCTTTAAATAAAGTAGGTAAATTATAATTGTCAATGATTCCACCCATTGCACCTTGAACCGCAATATAACTGATTTCCGGGTCTTTAAAAAATCCAACATACCCATTGGTGTGTAAACTCATTTCTAGGTATCTTGGATTCACACTTGGTGGTAGGTTCTCCCACTCAAATAATTGAAACGCCAATGTTTGTAAGTATTGGCTATAATGATGATACCAAGTATTCGCCCATTCTGCTTCAATGTCACCGGGTGACCGATAGGAATTTTCTTGTTGGTATCTCTTTTTACTTTTCGCCATTAGATCACCCCGTTTCCTAGTGAATAATTTCCGACATCGTCCGTATGCCATAAGGTAATGCCACTGTCAAAAATATTTTTTAATTCCTGTAAATCTTCATTATTAAAATCTCCTGTAATCACACACCCGGCTGTCTGAATGTAATTCCAGTTTTGCCTAGTATGGAAGTTAGGGATTTTAACCTCATTCTTTTTGTACCCATACACATTAAAGAAGTCTTCTAATTTCTTTTGATACTCAGGGGTGATTTGCTTTTTAATTAAATACAAACCTCTTAAATTATGACCGTAATCAAAATACGTGTTACTTCCCATTTTGGTAAGGGAAGGTGGGGTATTGTTAATGTCTTTTTGTTTCGCTATCATGCCTTGGGTGTTATAGTATGTGCTTGATAATCCTTTACCAACATTTACAGCACCTTGTGCTACTGCTACAGAATTTGCACTTCCTGCATTTGAAGGATTTGCACCACTACTAGCACTAAGACCAACCGCAGAACCTAAAGTGTCTAACCACCCACTGAAAATACTAGAGTTCAATTGGTTTTGCACACTGTTTCGGTTCCCTTGTAAGAAAGCACCTAACATATCATTTAAGATTGGTAAATCATTAGGGTTATTATTTAACACTGCATTTTCTAGATTGGCCTTAAACAAATCGGCAGGTTCCATATTATCAATCACTTGATAATTATCGATGCTGTAGGATGTTTTATTGCTTGTTCCTAAGCTACCACGAACCGAAACAATAATGTCATCACCCTTGATGTACTCATTTTTAATCACCTGTCTGTTTCCTTTTAAATCATCAAGGATTAAAACCGTATAAGGGTGCATCAATAACTTTGATTCGGTTACAGGTCTATAACCTGCATATTTGTCTGTAAATGAAAAGGCTTTTGATTGGTATTGCTTCAAATCACTAACAAAGATCGTATTTAAGTAGGTTTGTTCTGTACTTCCCGGTGGGGTGTACATTAAGTTTACATTCACAAAACTGCTTGATGGAAATTGCAGTGTGCCTGCACCATCTGTCGCAAGATTAACTCCAATATAATCCGTCACATAAATACTCACTACATTGTTGATAGCATCATCCATGAGGTACATAGCTTTTAATACGTCGGTAGGATTACTTAAGATAATTTCCTGTTCGTTTTCATCCCATGCAGTAGGGATAGTACCATCTAATTTAAAAGGATGAACATAAAAACATAACGGTTGAGGACTTGCATTGACATTTGGATAAATGTTTCCTGCTTTAATGTTTTCGTCCCGGTCGTGCATTAGTTCTTTTGTGACAATCACCATAAACATTACATCATTGTAGGGTGTTAGATTCATCACATCCACTGTTTCATAAGCAGAACCATAATTCAACCCCTCATCCAAGGTGTTGACTACTGGTGAACCGTCTGCTTCCCACAAATCGCAATGTTCTCTTAAGACATAAGAGGGTTTGAAGTTCATATCAAACAACCAAGTTTGGAAAACATCAATTTCAAAATGTACATAGGTAGTAGAAGCATTCACATATTCTAACTTGGTAACGAATGCGTAAAACCATTTATCCGAGTAACTAATATTCCGGAACATCAGATAATTAGCTCCCCATAATTCATCAATATTCTTTTTAAGAGAAATAAACGTTCTTCCTTCTATTCGTTGATAGTTTTGGTAATCTTCCCAATGCACTACATTTTTAGCTGCAAAATAATTATATTGGGAGGTTACACTATCAAACCAACGTGTGTGCTTGTAGTCATTACTGAAAGGAACACCCGATAAAATTCGGATGTTCGTTCCAGATAACGGTACAGTAGCCATATGACCACCACCTATTTATTAAGTTGTAACGGTAACGATAGATTCGCCGTAAACATCTGTTGTATCTGCGCCTGCACCATCGATATCAACACCGACACCTGCAACCGTAGCACGTACAATTAATTCACCTGTTTGATCGGATGCAACCGTTAAGACACCATCTTGATCAATCGTTGTTCCTGCTTTAACCGTAGTGGAAGAAGTAGAACCGATAACAGACCAAGTAACAGGATGATCTAAACCGTCGGTAGCTCGTACATATGCGGTAAATTCGTGTGTAGAACCTTGCTTTAATCCAACAATAGCCGGGTCAACAATAACACTCGTAACAGCCGGAACCGTACCAGATACAAACGCAATCGCATTCGCAAAACGGGAAGCTGCTAGAGTTTGCCACACGTGCAAGAAATAGTTGTAGTAGAGACCTTTCGAGTTACGAACAGTTTCAAGTTGAAATAAATTATCATATACCATAAACCACTCTTTATCGACTAATACGGCTTCAAGTCCAGTACTAGCAAACCCATCAATAACGGTTACGTTACCAAGGAAAGTCGTTCTATCCATGTTGAATGCTTTTGCTAAAACGTCTACGTCTAGTTCTGCTTCAAGATCAGCATCAATGATTAAATGAAGATCAGTCATATCAGAACGAGTACGAACCGCTAAACTATTAAAATCACGTGAACCATTTGGTAGTGACATTTTGCGAGCTGCTGCACGTGCTTTCTTCACAAAGTCAGATGCAGACGCTTGGTCAACGGGTGGAAGCACCTTAATCACAGTAAATAAGCCTTTAGAGAAGTAAGTATCGATAACGAGTTTCATCGATTCAAACTCGTCCACTTCTGCACTATTATAGATCGCATTAATAATAGAAGATAAGAAGTTATCAAATGCAGACCATGAAACAAATGCAGCCCGTAGCTGTTCATCAGAGATCGTCTGTGTGTACACATCTTGACGGTTACGCTCATAGTACATCGTCTTAACATTTGGAATCACTCGTTTGTAAAGAGTAGATTCAGCATCTTCCGGGTTGTACTTCTGCGCTTTTGTAATGTCGGTGAAGATTTCTTCAATCGTGCGTCCTTGTGGCATTTGACCTTTTTTGAATTTCTTCAACGGGTTTTCTAAACTAGCTTTTGTAACGATAACTAGACCGATACGATCGATTAGGTTGGTTACAAATTCGTTTTGTAGAGTCTTAGAAACTTGTAAACCTGCTGCTACTTCTGCGATATTAGTCGCACTAGCTAATGGTACATATTGAGAAAATGTATCTGGAGATTCGTTTAAAATGGCGTTTACGATATCATAAGTTTCCGATACGCCTAAAGATTGCTTAATACTTTGAATGGTAATACGTGCCAAATGAAATCACTTCTTTCTATATTATAGTCGTTTTTCGATGTCACTAATTTTGATCGTTTGCGAGAATTCTTTCTTTTCTTCCTCTTTAGGTTTTGCAGAGTCTCCTAAAACTCCTGTTTGTCTAAACAATTTACTATT